GGCTTTAGATTGGTATATGTTCCATACTTAATATAATGCAAGGCAGCAGGTCTGAAATAATCCATGTTTTCCAGTATATGAGGATTAGCCAAATCTACGATAATCCTACCCCTTGAATCTCTTGGTCTGTCTTTGGCATACTGCCTATTAGGAGATATGAGATTCCTTATAAAAGGAACTGTCATAACAAACTCCATGAAATCCTTCTACACTTCCTGAGGATATTTAGATAACAGCTTTTCTGATATCTAAGTTTGATACTTATTGACTTTAATCTCTTCCATCTTTCCTGAATTTCCTGCAAAGATAATAACTTTTTATATTTATGGCAAACAAGTAACTAAAAACAATATATCCCCATCTTCATCAGATGAGGATATAAAGTGACTAACTCTTTAGTCTATATGAACTAGAAAGAAAGATAATCACCACAACCTACATATAAACCTAATTACTAACCCTATGAAAAATAAACCGAACAAAAACAAAACTACAGTTGTGATGATTTTAGTTATAGCGTTCCATACTTCAGTCTTTGTAATAACCTTTGATTTAGTCTTATCTGTAATTCCTTTTTTCTCTTCTTTATGAACAGAGTCTGTCTGCTCTACAGAAGATTTACCATTAAGAATATTCTATATGGTATTCTTTGATCCTTTGATATTCTTCACCTTATTTATTATTATAGAGCCATCTTTATTTATTTTAATGGTACCATTATCAAGCTCTATAGAGACAGAATCATTGCTGATTGTCTGTATCTTGGTAGTATCAATATCCTCAATCCTATGAGATATTGTATCTACAACAGTCTTAGTTGTATCAATGATATCTGTCCTTATGTCTTCTTTTATCGTTATTTGCTTTGTCTTACATGAAGTAAGCAAGCCTAATAGCATAAGAAGAATCATTAATGCAAACCATATATATTCTATATATTTCTTTTTCATTCTGCAAATCTTTTAGCTTCCCAGGCTCTCCTTCTCTCAAGGCCCTTAAGCTTTTTACCTGAAGCATATACCCATCTCATAAACTGTTTCTGTATGTCATTGGTATTGGCATGCTGCCTGATAAGCTTTAAAAGTGTTGATCTCTCAAGAGAAGCACAACCTAAATTATATACAAAATCCACAAGGCTGTCAAACTACCCTTGTGAACTGCAAACCATAAGTTTATTCACATAAGCCTCAAAGGGCTTTAAATCAGCCTTAAGAAGGGCTTCTGCCTATGCTTGGGTTATCTTCTGACCATTCTTAACACCCTTAGTATGACCATAGCCTATTGTAAGTTTACCAGCTGGACATTTATATGCGGTAAGACTACATCCTTCAAACTCCTTGATCTTCTCAATCAGTATATCACTTGCCTGAAATTTCATTGTCATTATTCTTTTGGTTGTCATTTAATGTCTGTGTAATAGTATCATCGAGAGCTATGCCTAAATCTTCATCCTTAGTCTTTGCAAACCCTGCAAGAAGTCTTCCTATAAAGATAAAACAGGATTTCCATGTGATGTTAGGTTTATGTACATTAATGTTCTTCAAGTATAAAAAATGCCCACCAATAGAGAACAGTTCACATATGCAGGCAATAATAGCTGCTATACCAGCTGTGATTACATGATTGCATATACCATAGGGCTCAGTGACTGCAAAACCCAAAATACAAAATACTAAGAGTAAGGTCATGTAGTCAATAAACTTATTGCATGTCCTTCTTACAGCCCTTGAGAACCTGAATTCATACATCTTAACCAAAGTAGCATTACCCTATTCCAAAGCTTCTTTGTGCTTCTTTTTACTTTCTGCCCTGCCAAATCTATAGTCAGCAATAATCAGTATGATACACAGAGTTATAATCCATCTAAGGTCTTGGATAGCCTATATTGCCTCATTGCCCATGATGCTCCATGTAAATGCTTGTCCTATATTTCTTGAAGAAATTAAATCCATTTCGTTATTGTATTTTATATATATTTTTTGCAAATTTACCATAATAAATATACTTCTACAAATGATTAATTATTTTATTAATACATAAACTCCCTAAAGCCTCTGTACATCATCATAACAAGATACCCTATAGTATAGGCTGGATTCTCTCCTGCATCCTTAATGTTATAGGCTCTCAGCATTGCCTGTTTGATGTGCTCAGCTTCATGCACGATAGAATTAATGTAGTCATCCACTCTTTTATGCTCATTGAAGATTACTATGCTAATATGCCTATCAGGATTACTGCATGTTACTGCCTTAGCTTTTTGTGAGTACATGTTTTCATACACAGCCTTGATAGTCTGGATATTAAACCCAGCATTAATCAGCTCTTCGCTTACTATACTAAAAAAGTTATAGTCCATATTAAAAAAGACTATAACTTTCCAGTAGTTTTCCACATCAAACTAATATCTTATCATATCATATCATCCCATTCTATAGGATTGCCCATAAACATGCAGTCAGCATAAAACCTATTAAAGACATAGCCCTCATCAGCATCGACATCATCAATTACATCTTTAATATACTTGGCCATGTGCTCTTCACTTGGCACTGATTTACCAAGAAAATCAGCAGCACACATAGAAGCAACATAGGCAGCATCATAGAGCTTGTTTCTCTCAAGCTTGATATTATAGTTCCTCATAAGGGCATCTATCCACTCATTAGTATAAGGTGTAAGGTATTCTCTTTTACCATTTACCTTCTTATACATCCTGCTTACTGCCTCCTAATAGAGCTTTTTGTTAAAATGACAACCATAGTTATTGATATATCTCTTCATTCCATCTGGAATCTCGTCATAGCTTCCTGTAGTCCTTTGAAACATAGTCATTGCTTTTTAAAAGAAAAGGGACTTCAATGGCTCTGACTCCATGTAAGTCCCTTCCCAAAATTAATTACCTCATTCCTCGTTTATAAGCATATCTGCTTTCCATGCGTCTGTCATCCTCATCATAATCCTTACGATAACTTCCACCACGGAATTCCATCTCATCATCTACTACATCCTACAGACATTCTTCAAGCTCAGTAGCGAATTTCTTCATCTTCTTCACTTTCATCATGATGTCCTCATGGTCTTCTTTATTTCTAAATCTAATTATCATCATAACCTTATTCTTGTTTAGTTGTTCCTTGTTTAAGCAAGGCAAGTGCCTCTGCAAGCTGTGACTGGAGACTGCCCACTTGTTGCCTTAATTCCTTTACAGCACTCTCATTTACAAGCTCAGGATTTAATTCCTGCAATACCTGATCATATTGAGGTATAAGTTTTTCATGCATTGGAGCACTGTCTATTATACTTTTGCTTGTCTGCTTAAGAGACCTTACATAATTCATAAGAGAGTCTTTACTGTCTGACAGTACAATGGTATTAGGACCAAAATCAGCTATTGCATTATTACTTGGAACCTACTTGAATTCTTTCCTTTCACCATTCAGATTCACTACAATATCTACAACCATCTCAGGTAGCTGCCCAAAGACAGTCTGAGCATTTCTCGGATATGGAAGTGTTACTGTATTTACAGTAGCTGTAAACAGCTTAACTCCTTCCTTGTTATCAAGCCCATAGAGGACACTTCCCTTACTTAAATTTGAAAACATAGTTATTAACTTTATTAATTATTAAATCACATTCAGCATCTGCAGTGTATCAGCCCACCTGTCAAAATATACCAAATAAATACCTGTTCCAGGCAAATCAGCAACAGTGACATTGGTACCACCAGCAGTTGTAACATTACTGGTAACACCAGCCATTGAAAACTGAATAGGTAATGTGGTAGTAGTGCCCTCAGGAATTGCCTCAGAGATATACACAATGATCAATCCTCTGAAAGGTCTACCATCAAAGTCAGGTGCAAACTTATAAGTCACGGCAGTATCTGTAATCTAGACCATCTAGGTCTTGATTGTTGGAATACCATTGATATTCACATACTGGTATGGAAATCTTGCCATTGTCTTATAGTTTTAATTTAACCCCAATAACTTTGTCCACCAAAACCATAACCCCAAGGATTGAAGCTGCCACCTACATAAGGAGTAGCATTGGCTGCAATTACATTAGGCCAAGCAACAGGAATGGTATTTGGTTGTTTAGCTGCAATACCATCAATCTTGTTATCAAGAGCTTGGAATGCTGCATTAAACTGCAGAGTCTAATGATCATTAGAAATCTGATTCCTCAACTGAGTAATGATATCACCCTGAGTATTAATCTTATTCTGCAACTCACGCTCCTTCAAATCACAGAATTCTTTTGTCATTGCAGTAGTCTGAGCTGCAATAGCACCGAGAATACTATTGGTATTTCTCTCACTCTGTGTAGCCAGTGTATTAGTCTATTGACATACTGCCAACTGATCTGCACTCTCAATCTTAGCCATCTGAAGTTGTGTAGCAGCCTGATTCTTAGCTGCCTCAAGAGTAGTAGCAGCAAAGTTAGAAGCAGCCTGTGACTGAAGAGCATTAGTCTGATTGCAAATAGCCAACCTGTTCTCACAGCAGCACTGACACAGTTGCTGACTCAAAGCAGCATTACCTGCCTGAATAGCATTCTATACCTGCAAGCCACTCATACCTACCTGAGAACCTACCTGATTGATTGCATTTTGAAGAGCGAAAATACCATTCTTTACTGTTTCAACACCTGTATTGGTAATAGAAGCCAACTGACCAAGAGCATCAGCCCTTCCATTAATAGCCTGTAATAAAAGATCCCTGCCTTCACTATTACTAATCTGATTAGCAAGATAGCCAGTACCATTGTTACCACCAAATCCATTACCACCAAAACCATTGTTACCCCACATCATCCAGAGGAATACAAGCCAAATCCAGTTGTTATTTCCAAAGCCACCATTCTAGTTTAAAAGGGCCAAGAGACCTGGATCAATACTTGATGTAGCACCTTTAGCTGCATCAGGGAATACTAAAACTCCATTTTCTCCCATATTATTTTTTATGTTTTAAAAGTTATTAATAAAATTACAATTCTCAGATGATCATCTCTGTTGCAAAATTAATATGAAACAGATGGGAGTCCTAACAATGCCGATAAATAATATTAATCACTGATACTCAATTACTTATATGAACAAAACAATGCTGATGTAATTTTTTTGTTAACTTACTTGTTTTAGATTGATTTTTCTTGTAATTTTGCCTACAAATAATAGCTATTATATAATATGGTTTTTAAGAAAATATTATTATAGAATGAAGAGCCTGAATTTCATGGTATAATTTGGGCTAAACCAGAAAAAGACTCCATTGATCTGAAAATATGGAGAGGGACTTCATGGTGGACAGTTGCTGCCAGTTCCTTTACTCCAGAACAGATTAGTCAGATTATAGATGCTGTATCTGCACAGATATCCCCAGAAGATTTAGGAACCTTAAGCAGAGATTAGATATACAACCTCATCAACTCCAAGGCCAATACTTCTGACATTCCAACCTCATTAAGTGACCTTAATGATGATGCTACTCATAGGACAGTAACAGATACAGAAAAGCAAGTATGGAACAACAAACAAGAGCCTATATCTGACTTAAATTCCATTAGGCAGAATGCTTCAAATGCCTATCAGAAACCTTCTACAGGCATTCCCCTTAATGACCTCAGTCA